AGCCACATAATTAGGGTCAAATGCAGACCTAAGTCTGTCAGCATAAAATTGGTGTAATCTAGTATCTTTTTCAGGATGAAAAGAGTTAGGATGTAATATTTCATCTGATATATTACCAGCAGCTAAATCTTCTGACACATCTTGTAAGTATTCGTGCAAAAAGTATATACCACCTATTTTATCAGAAACAAATATTTTCCAAGCATCATTATTTATAAGCATGTTATCAACAGTAAAGTCTATATTAAAGCTAGGATGTTTAGCTGCGGTTTGACCTTCTTTTACTAATTGTTGATGTAGTTGCATGTACCTCATTTCTTCGTCACCTTTTATTACCCAGTTTTCAGTTACATCCATAATTCTTTTAGTAACCACTTGGTTGTTTGGTGGTACAATACAACTTAATAAAATTTCAAAACCAGGGCCAAACTCTATAAAACCACCTTCTGTCCAAAATATTCTGTCCCATGTTAAATCGGTATAGTTAGAAAATAATTTTTTACCTCCAACTCCACCGCCGTAGTAAGTAGCAAAGTCTGCTTTTAAATTTTTCAAACTATCAAGTTGTCTAGCTATATTTCTAATAGCACCAGCCATGTGCTGTGCTTTTGCAGACTGGTTACTAGCCATTAAAGCGTCATACTGCTTTGTTAAGTTAGCCACAAACTCGTTTATTACCAATTGGTTTCTTTTACCATGAACCTCAGAAGACTTTGCATCGTTTCCGTATGGTAAATTTTCAAAATATTTTTTTACGTATATATCTTCAGCCATGTTTTTTTATTTTATTGTCCACCACCTGTAACAGCGCCCATCATACTACCAGCACCAGGCAAAGCCATGTTTAGACCAGTTGTTACAGCTCCTGATATAAATTTATCAAACTGAGCGTTTGCATCATCTAATCTTGCATCAGCAGCTTCTTTTCTTTGTAAAGCAAAATCCATTTCAGCTTGCTGTCTTGTTAACGCGTCTTGTTCTACTAATTGTCTACCTTTTCTTTCTAATAAATCTCTTTGTTGCTCGCCTTCTGCTTTTTGCTGTGCTAATCTACCTGACTCAGCTATAGCTTTTTGTTGGTTAGCTTGTTCTTGAGCACCAATACTAATAGAAGCTTCTTGCGCCTGTTTAACACCTTGGTTAGCTAGAACCTGTGCTAAACCAGCAACACCACTACCTCCAGCAGCACCTTGCATACTAGACATTATATTAGCCATTGCTTGTTGTGACTGTTCTTTTGCGAACTTAGCTTGCGTAAGATTTACAGTAGCGTCTTCATAAACATTTTGTAAGTTTTCGTATGGATTTTTTACGCCAGCATAAGGGTTCTCTATTTTTCCACCAAAATAATCTTCATATTGCTGTTCAAAATCTTGATTAGCAACTTCTTGTTCTCTTCTTAACTGTGCTCTACCGAACAAAGCGTTTACAAATTTATTTGGTGATTTTTTATTTCTTTTCATAATTATATTTATTTAATGTATAATTACACTGTTTTAGTGTTATTTACTACTAATAGTTATTTCAGATCCAACAGAGTACATTTCAGCTTTCGCCTTGCTATTATTCTTAAATTTTGCTTCAGCATAATAACCTACTAATCCAGACAAGTTAATTCTACTATCTTTAGCAAACATAATAAAATCACCGTTAGTAGGCTGAGTTGCAACACCTACGTTATCATTATCTATGTCTATAGAGTTGTTAGTTATTTCTACAATAACACCTAGTAAAACTGGCGTTTGCGGACTTTGATTAAAGCCACCAATTAAGTTTGGATCTACGCTGTAAGCATAATCGCCTAATTGTAGAGAATCATTATTTATGTTTGATGTAAAGTTTATAGTATATGTTGGCATGTTTATTTTTTAAGCAGAATCTGTTCCTGCGGTTAATATTTTATTTGCATCTATATATATGTTTTGATTAGCGCTAGGAAACCTAGTAAAATTTACGTTTCCAGTTAAAAACACTTCGTTACTACAACCATCTATATGCACTCTAGTACCAACTCTAACAGTTCTTTCTGAACCAATTACTTCACCTCCTGTTATTACTATACTACCGTTAGTTAAGTCTACTGGAGTAACAGCAGATATTGTAACTAAATTAGGATCAACAGCTGGTAGCAACCCCCTAATTCTTACTCTAGCGCCCGCGCCAACACCAGTTGTTCCGTTCAGGTTTATAGTTGCGGTGTCAGTTGTTATAGCGGTTCTAACAGTCTTTGTTATTTTACTTAACTTAACAACAGTACTATCAACTGATAATTTTATACCTATAGCTTCATTAATTAATTCAGGACCATAAGCTCTAAACAAAATAACGTGAGTATCACTCCAAGTTTCGTTGCCGTCTAAAGTAACCGTGTTAGTATCTCTGTTAATAGCTGTTATAGCTCTTAACTCGCTTTGGTAAACACTGTTTATAGAGCTAACTTGCATGCCAACAACTAAACCATCTACGCTAGTCAGTGTTAATGAAGTAGAGTTACTACCACTACCGCTAGCCGTGTAATTTCCAGTTTCCCAATACATGGCTTTTTGGCCCCAAGTTCCAATGTTTGAATTTTCTTCTGTGTCAGTTATAAAAAATCCAAGATCAACTATTGAAGCTTGCATAGACAATTGTTTGTCTACCATTTTAATAGTATTACTAGTGTCATCAATAACAGAAGAAGTTAGCGTGCCTATAGTTGTGTTTTGTATTGCACCTCCACTTCCACTCACTATAAGTGTAATAGTAGTACTTTTAAATTGTTTTTTTGTAACTTTAGCAAAATATCTATTGTTATCATTGTCTATCTCTGTGTTGTAAGCTGGGTTAGTATAAACTTGAACTTCATACGTATCGCCTGAACTAGCAGATGGAACTTGTATTGCATAAGAGCCCGGTGTAATACGCTTTAATCTACTAAAATTACTATATGTAGAAGCAAAAGTTCTAGTATCAAAGTTATAATATCTAGAATCTGAAGATCTTTGTACTTGTAAATCAAACAAAGCATTGCTAGTACCTTCAACTACTAACTGAAAAGTTCCTGCTGAAGATTTTAAAGGTTTTGAATCTACTGTTATTTTGTTTATTAATTCTAAGCCGCTAGCTGTTTTTAAAACAACTTTTTGTGCTGCTGCAGAAATTTTTATAGGTGTATATGCCATATTTATATTAGATTTTAAGGGATTATACAGCTACCATCGTCTGTGTTAGCAGTGTAATCAAAATTACTTGCATTTGGATTTGTACACCCATAATGGACGTTTGCAGCTAAAAAACCATTTAAATTATATGGAGTTCCGTTAGCACTTGTAATTGTAACAGCGATAGGTCCCATTGGTAAATTAGTAACTTCTTCACCTGTACCGCCATTACTCCAAGCGAACGTAAAGCCATCAGAAATAGTTACAGGTATATTTGTACCGCTATATGCAACTCTAGCAGCACCGATAGTCGCGGTAGGACTATTATTCTCTCTAATTTGAAGCTCAAAACTTTGTGCTGTAAAAATGCAACTTCCATCATCTTGTTGGGCGCCTGCATTATAATTAACAGCGTTTGGATTTGTACATCCATATATAATAGGTATACAACTACCGTCATCAACGTTTGCGTTAGGGTCGTAGTTAGCAGCTGTAATATCTGTACATCCATAAACTGGTAATACACACGAACCATCATCAACAGTAGCAAGAGGATTATAATTAATTGCTGTTGAATCAGTACATCCAAAAACGTCTACTGGTGGAGGGGGTGGTGGGTTTTTTACTTTGTCAACAATACCTATTCCTTGAAAATTAAAAGCAGCAGGATCTATATGAAACTCCGTACCTTTTATATAGTTAAACCATTTTCCTTCTTTTTCAATAAATTCATTTACAGTACCTTCTTGCTTATTAGTAAACACACTTTCAACATACCAACCTTTTTTCGCTTGTAAATTATAATATTGCCCATCTGTAAGCCCTGTAATTGGATCAGTTGTAAATATATCTACTTTAGACTGCGTACCTTCATAGTTCAATGTGTTAAAATGTTTTACTAGCTCTGGCTGCATGTTTAATATAGGCGTTATAGACGAATCTAAAAATTTACCATAAAAAGTGTTTCTTATATTATTAACGTGATGCTTATAAGACTGTCCTTTATCAAACGAGTAGTATTGTTTAACTGAACTTAAGGCTATTTCAGGAATAAAAGATTTAAAACTTACCCAACCTTTTGCTGTTTCATTATACGTTACGGTTGTGTCTTCTAAAACTACAGATCTAGTAAGAGCGCCTCTTGTAGAGTTGTTATTTGTATTTTTTTGTTTCAAAGTTAAGTTGTAATCACCTTTGTAAGCGTCATAACTACCATACAAAACATCGTAATTAGGTAATTTATCTCTAAAATAATCTGTCATACCAGCGTCAGATATAGGCGTTAAACCATCTCTTGATAGTCTAAGTACAGCGCCTCTTTGTTTGTCTGTAAAATAAGCTCTAAATGATTCAGCGGCAAAAGATTCTGGATTAGTAGATATACCAAAATTACCAGCAAATGGCTGTGTTGTACCTAAAAATCTATTACTTGTTAAAAGCTGCGTTTGTCCTTCTGCGTTAAACAACAAGTCTCTATCAACAAATATCTGCAGTACTTTATCTTCACAAAATGTAACTAAATCTTTTGTTCTTGAGTAAAGTTTTTGTATGCTACCAAACGTAGGGTTAACGTCTTTAGTTATTTTTTCAGCTTGTATAAATTGATTTAAGTTATTTACACCACTAGTAGAGTTATATAGACCAGAGAATATTAAGCCATACTTTCTATGCTCTTCAGCGTATGGCTCTTCTAAAACAGTTGAAGCTTTCACGCCGTTTAGTATAAAGCTTTCGTTAAAATCATCTCTAATTCTATTAGATTCAACACCATTGCCAAAACTAAAACAGTTGTAATATGGAAGTCCATAGTACTCATTAAATACATCAGGATTTATCTTTAAAGTAAATATTTTATTGTTAACTACTTCTATATCTATTATTGTAGCCTCTATATAGCTACCATCTTCTCTAATAAATCTAAGTTTACTTCCTATGTAATCTGCAGTCTGTAAGCCTGTCGTTCCGTGAACAAGTCCAGGTGGCGTTAAACGCAGTGTGTTACCATTTTCCCAGTTTCTAACTTTTAAAAATAAATTTTCTGTTCCAGCGTTGTCATTTACAACCTCCCAGTCAGTAGGATCTGCACCATCAAGCTCTGAAACAACTTTTGTACCCGGAGGCGCAAGTATATTACCTCTAACTTCTTCAGAGTCTTCAACTACACCAATAGGTATATTATCACTAGCTTCAAAATAAATATTTAAATCAACGTCTTCCTTTGCTTCTGTTTCAAATATTGCTGGAGATGTAGGAAGTGTGTTAGAACCTGTTTCTAAATAATTGTCTATAAAATTTATTAATGAAGGAATTGTATCACTAACGGTACCAGCGCCGTTATCAGAAGTATAAATACTAGTGCTAGGACTTGCTGTTCTTGGATCTTTATCTAACTCTAGAATATAAGTAACTCTTCTATTGTTAGCTTTACCAAAATTAACTATAGTTTTCTCAAGATCGTCCCATTGCGGCGCACCTACACCATTTCCAGGACCACCAGAACCGGTATAATTAAATAGAGATGCAAACTCCCACATAGCTTGAGCTACAGAAAAATGAGCAAAAATTGGTGGAGTTGACGAAGAAGATCCGTAATTAATTGGACCGTCATGAGTATAAACCGCGTTAACTCCGTTTATTGTGACTGGGGTAATAAAAGGGTATTTAGAATAACCTCCAGCTGGACCACTCTTCCATCTAAAATGAGGATTCCAACTAGTGTGGTTGTATAAAAAGTGTTTTGTTACTTTTAGTATTGTATAAACAGTATTATCATCTCCTTCTATTGTAAATCTACGGCCTTGTACTAAATTATCTATTATACCTTGGTTAGAAGGTTGAACATAAGTAGGATCGAAACATCGTGCCCAATCAGGGTCGTTTGGATCTGTGTTGGTTAGACCCTCACTAGTAGGGTTTGGATTCCAAGAACTAGATCCATTTGTAAGATAATTGCTAGTACCAATATTACCCCACTCGTCTTGAAAACGAGCGCCACCAAAATTTAGTCCAATCGCATTGGTTGTAGCTTTAAATCTTTCTTCTTGTCCACCTGGTCCTAGCTTTAATTTAGGCTGGTATATACTTTCAGCATGTATTTTTTGTAAAAATTCTTTAGAAAACAAAATGTTATACAGTTCAGACCACTCAAGACCTAGAGCAGGAAAATTATTTTGGAATTTGGATTTGACAGCATTAAAGTTACCGTCATGTAAATCTACGCCAGGCGACATAAAAGAAAGGTGTAAATAAGAAGGCGTAGAACTATTAGCAGAATTGTATGTATTTGTAAAACCACCGCCAGTATTACCTACGTATCCAAAGTCTTGTATAGTTTGATATATTTTTCTATCGTTCGCAAGTCTATAAGCTTTATTGCTCCATTGTCTAGCGCTTGTCAAGCTATATGGCGTTCCTGCCGTACCATTAGGAAAAGAAATAACACCTTCTAAACCATTTACCCATTGATTTTTACTTACCGAAGGATCTCCTTTTGTCATTCTACCGCTTTTGTCAGCGTCTAAAGGTGATGAATCTTCTTGAGCAGCCACAAAACCTAAAGCATCAACAAACCAACCAGTGTCATTATTGGCACCACTATCAAACGTAGAAGCGCTAGCAAAATCACTTGGTTGAACTGACAAGTTTGGTATAGTAGTTGTTAAAACACTATTAACACACGTAAATGGATTTATACCAAGTAGCGTATTACCGTTACCAGGATCTTGTATTGTGTTTGACAAATTAAAATATTGCACTACACCAATATTAGAAAAATTAGTAGTATCAGTTGTAGACGGTATTAAAAACTGCTGCGTTATAGGGCTAGAAATTATTTTAACAAAAAATCTACCTTCAAACTCTGTAGCGTCTTTCTCTACTGTTTTAAGTATGCTAAACGTTAAACCATCTGTAGCATTTAAATTACCGTTACCGTCTCTTACCCATGAGTCTGATTCTGCTATTTTATCTTTTAAAGCTATGTTGTATTGGCCAGTAGCAGAAGAACCAACAGTTGTATTTTCTACAGCAAAAGCAGTTACTAAATAAACTTTAGATTTTATAACACCGTTTCCATTAGGAGCGTTTATAGAAAATTGAAGTGCTATTCTATCGCTAGGGGTTAATGCTTTTTCAATATCTATACCACCGTGAGTATTCACAAATTCATCGGCGTCAACTTCAATACTAGCGACACCTTCGCCTGGTCTTTTATTAATATTAGGAAATAAATCTTCTAAAACGGTTAAGCTTCCAGAAGCTGTACCTAAGTTTTGATAGTTATATTTAATAGACTCTGGAGATTCATTTTTTATATCTATTATTTTTATTTTGTTTTCAACAGGAACTATTTGTTCTATATCAACCTGTTTTTTAATACTAAAATAATCCCCTTCTTGTATTTTGTTTCTATCAGATGACGGAAAAGATATCCATAAATTTTCATCACCAGATGTTTTGTAAACCCTATCCATCGTTAGGTTGTAGTACTCTCCAGTAGTTTGCTTTATATAATATTTAAAATAATAAGCCCAATCAGGTGGCGGCCCGTTTAATTTAGCTTTTAATCTTAAAGATTTATCTGGATTAAATAAATCATAAGTCGAAGACTCATCATCATCATAAGGTATGTTTATTGAAGCATTTTTACTTGTAAAAACAGGTGTTTCTCTTCCAAATTCATCACCATACACAACGCCAAGATAATAAGTTCTTAATGATTTTATAGATTTTTTACCTTTGTTTTCTGGAAAGTTAATATTCTCGTTAAAATAAAAACCTCTTTGTTCTTTTGCTACTTGTATATCTTGTTTAACATAACTACCTTGCGAGTCTATCATGTTATAGTTCTGTACATAGTTAGCAAAAACTAATCTGTTACCAGTTATTTCTTGTGCTAAAGCTTTTTTAGGAACATTATCATAAGGTCTTAATAATTGATTTTCAGGTAATGCTGCGTATATATTTTCTACTGTTATCTCGTATTGTCCAGTAGGACTATTACCTTCTATAATACTACTTTGTAAAGTGCTACCACTCCAACTAAGTATAGCGTTATTAGGAAAGTCGTTTGTGTTCCATTTGTTAGGCGTTCCAGGGTCATCTGGCTTTATACTGTCTACTGTATATATTGTAGTAGATCTTTCTTTTTTAAACAGTATATCTAATTGAACAACGTCTTTAGGAACGTTTGCTTCTACTAAGTTATTAAGCAATATATTTATAGAATTATTTTCCATACCAAGATTATAAGGATCTTTTGTTGGATGGAAACCAAATCTACCTGCTAAAAAAACGGGTTGTGTAAAAGGTGAAAAAGCAGAATATTCACCGTCTACATATTTATATCTTGTTGCAAATCTTATAAACTCTCTTTCAAATATAGGTTCTATATCTACCTTCTTTATAGCATTAAAACTTTGAGCAACATCTGTTTGAAAAGTACCGCTATTTATAGCTACTATTTCAAAATCTATTTCAACACCAAAAGAAGTTAAAACAGGTGGAGTTCCAATTGAAGCTGGCGGTTGAGGAATAATAGATACTACTCTAAGAGAAACGTCAAAAACACCAGCTGTTAAAGAAGTAGTATCTGAGCTTGCTAGAATAATATCGTCTAATTGAAAAGGCGAAGGCCATATCGGATTATTAATATCTCCAATTAATACACCGGAAATAGTATCACCAATATTTTGTCCAAAAAAGTTAACAGCAGGCAAAACAACTAAGTTTTGTATAGCTGATTCTTTAAATATAACATCAGGTGATTTAGTTGGTCTTTTTTTAATTACAGTTATATTTTCTAACTGAATATCACCTTGGTTTACACCATTAACTACAAGTTGAGTATGAGTTGTCACAGATGTAGTTCCTTGTTTACAAGATTTTATATTTATTTTTTTAGGCTCGTTTTCGTTTGTAGTATAAAACAATAAATCGTCTATTATATTTATGCCCGTAATTATTTTATTTGGGTTAAAACCTAAAATTCTTTTTGTATCAACAAAAACTAAAGTTTCATTTCCAAAATGATCTAGTTCGATTATAAAATTGTTATTAACGCCTGTCAAAAAATAATAAAAAACATCGTTTTTTTCATCAGCTATAGCGCCAACACACACTAAATCATCGTCGTAAAACGTATCAAATTTATTTATACCAACTACTTCGTTACCTAAAATATTTTGTACAGTTCCAACATCTGAGTTTTCAGAAGTAGAAATTTCTACGTTCATAGCGTCTCTATACTGTCCGTTAGGTACTAATCTTTCATCAAGGTCCTTGTTCATTACACCTTGACGAAAAACATTTTTAATCTCTGGCATATCTTAGTGTTTAATTATTTTAGACTTACCTCTAAAGCTTTGCGCTAGTTCGTCTAACTTTAAATTTGATAATCTTAATTTAGCAGTTCTTATAGCTGCAAATTTTTCTTTTTTAAATCTAGGTACTAAATTTTGTCCGTAACTACTAGTAGAGAGTATTGCAAAAGCTATTGACTTATACATGGCTTCTTCTGCAAACTTGTGTACTATCATTTCTTGATCAGTACCTAAACCATCGCTTATATACTTTAATATTACATTATTTCCTGAAATATTAGATGAAAAATGAATTAAACCTCTTAACTCGTCTATATAATAATGCCCGTTAACTTGAGCCATTGTAGGTTCTAAACCATATCTACCGCCAATATTTAATTCGTATATATCGTCGTTGTAATCATATTCGTCTACTACAGAATTAGTATTAGTGTCATGAGTTTTAAAGTTACTCCAAGCTTTAGAATCTCCAGGTATTGCAACAAAAGTAATCTGATTTGTAGAGCCAAAATCACTAGATGTAGAGTTTTTAAGCATAATACTATCAACTGTTATTACAGCTCCGTCTACAGCTATTACTTTAGTACCAGGCGTTGCGTGAGTATGCGAAACATACATACCTATAGAAACTTGAGCGGCATCACTAACTGAAGCGGCTGTTATTTTATCTTCGTTTTCACTATAAGTAACCCCGCTTAACACAAAAGCATCTCCTATCTCTACAACAAGATCTTCATTTACAGCCGTGTTACCACCGTTACTAGGAAAAGGCTCTGGAAACATACGAAAAGTTAGAGTTTCATCGCCAGTAAAAGCAGGTATAATTGCAGCACCATCAACAATATCGTTAACATTGATAATAGAAGGAAAACCAGTCTGAAGGTAATCTACTAAACCTATAGTTGTTACACCACCACTATGCACGACACTTCCGACAACAGTACCTAGAGGTATGTTAGGAAATGGATTATTGTTATCAAAATTAGTACCATCTACCTGCATGCCCACTAAAATGTTTTTATATTCTTTGTCTAAAGTAACAATATTAGTAGAATCTGATAATGTACCCACAGCTGTTAATTTATAACTTCCATTTTCATCTTGTTTAAAAGAAGGAGGATTAGAAGTGTGTCTAATAGGATATAAAGGATGTTCTATACCAGAGCTGTCAGTCCAACATATTTTTGTATAGTTAACGTAATCATGAGGTAATGGAAAAACTAATGTAGGTGGAACGTCAAACTCTTGCGATTTTATAGATTTAAAAGTGTCAAAAGAAAGCTCTTGTATTGCTCTTTGAGCATGAAAGGCTATATCAGTTCTTTTTATTTTTGGTATTATTTTATTTTCACCAACATAAGCTATTGTAAAGTTAGTTATAATATCATCTAATGATACGAACTGGTAACCACCAAAATTGTCACCGTCATAATAATCTTGCTGCGTTTGAGTTAATAATGCCATTTATTTTATTGTTTTTCTTGTTGAGTATTTTTTAAGTCTTCGTTAGCCGCTACTTGTTGTAACGCTTGGTCTTTAAGCGTGAAGCCAGCTAAACTAAGTATTTTTAAAACTAATTCTGTTTCTTCAGAAGGATGTAATTCAAAGTTTACTAAATCAGGAGAAGTTGAGTTATGAAGCGCTTTGTTTCCTACTACTACATAAGTCCAATTTACTAATTTAGGTTTTCTTATGTAATCTACGCTAACAACCTGATCTTGTCTACCTGCAAAACTAGCTATACTATCAAATCTATCTACTATATATATAGGTCTTTTTGGTGTAGGCTCTGCTAGAGGACTAAGTTGAAATAATTTAAATTCTTTTTTAGTTACACGCTCGTATATTATATTTTTAAAGGATATATTAGTTAATCTATAAAAATTTGGAAGAGCAGTTAATAAAATACTATTTTCAACTACAGAAACATTGGCAGGTGCTGTTTGTTCAAAAATACTTATTTTTTCTTCTAAAATATCTACAGTGTCAGCATGTACAGTGTTATTTCCAGGCGTTCTTAGAAATTGATTTAAATCGTAGAAGTACTGCTCGAATATATCCATTTGCGCCTGGTTTGCTAGCAGATTAAATTCTTGAGGTGTTATATAACCTCTTTGTTCTTTATTAGCGAGTGTTAATACTCTTTGATATATTCTATCTACGTTTATCATAATATTTTTTTATTGTAGTTACGATCGCCCCGTAGGGCGACCGCTCTACAGTTTGATTAGTTGTTTAATCTTTTTTCTATATTTGTATATATTTCCATACCTTCATCGGTTTTAAACCAATGCGCTAAAGCAGTGTATGGATGCTCATCAAATGGTATTGTCATTACTTTTCTACCATTACTTCCCCACAAGAAGTTTCTTTGATCAGAAGATAATCTTAATATACCACTTTCGACAGCTCTAATACCAAAGTTTCTTAACATTACGTTTTCGTCATCTGCTAACTCTAAGAACAGTTTAGGATTATTACGAGCAAATACTAGTAAATCTCTTCTAAGTTCTTTAGAACTCAACTCTGATACGCTAGAACCAATTTCTACACGCATAATAGCTTCAGCCATATCAATGTCAATGCTTCTAGCAGCTGTTAACGCGTCTACTTGCATTTCTAAAACGTCAATTTCTTCTTCAGCTAGTTGAGCAGGTTTGTATTCGTAAAATAATTTATCTCTATGAGGATGATAAAGTGATAATAGTTTTTGTAAAACTGTTTTTTCTCTAGGTACAAACAAACTACCATCTCTAAAAATAATATGAGAAAGTCTTTGATCTCCTTGCATCTCATCAACAAAAGAAGTTTTTTGATTTTCACAATACTTTAACTCTCTTTCATATCCTTTCTCTTCGTCAAACCAAAAAATGTTTGATGATCTCATAGAGTAAGAAACTGGTCTTTTACCACTTTTTAAATAATATACTCTATCTTTTATTTCCCATTCATTTTTAGGTTTAAGTCTTTGTCTTGGTTGTTCTACAACCGGAGCAGTTTCTACAACTGTCTCTTCAATTTGAGGTTCTTCAACCTCTACTTTTTTCTTTTTTGCCATAATATAATATATAATAAAATTAATAAAATAAAAGGCCGAGGCCGAAGCCCCGGTCTTTTAATATAAAGTGTTTACTTCATTAACATAAAGTTGTTAGCACCTTGTACTACTAAACATCTTTCTGATAACATGTGGATTTGCATTGCATCTAAAGCAGATGTAGCAGCTCCAACAGAACCAGTAACCCAAGTCTTCATTCTTCGGTTGTCAGTTTGCGAAGCTCTAAATCTAACATGTAAGAAAGGTCTCTTAAGGTTTTTACCTAACATTTGGTCATAAACAGTTGAAGTACCAGCTGGAATAATGACACCTCTAATAGCTTCAGCAGCGTTAGCATCATTAATAGATCCTCTAGTAGCTTTGTCGTTTAAGTATCTAAAGTCAGACTTGTAGAAGTCATAAGAACCTCTTCTGAATCCAGAGAAACCTAAGTTAAGAGCCATATCTTCAGAGTTGTCGAATACTCCGTAAGAAGTACCACCAGCTCCGTAAGAGTTCATTGAAGCTAGCATGTCATCCATAGCTAGAGACGTAGCTCTATTTACAAACATCATGTTTTCTTCTATAGCACCTTGCTTGTCAAACTCTGCTAAGATAGCGTCAAACTCAGCTAAATCAGTAGCAGCGTTAACTCCTGTTACACCTGAAGTAGTATTACCTCTATCAGCGATAGCAGCAAATAAACCTTCAGTACCAAACGCGTTACCGTTACCGTTGATTAAAACATCAGCGTCACCACCTGTGTTACCGCTTTCACCTTCTAACATAGCCATTTCTAAGTAGTCAGTAAATCTAGCTCTAGTATCAGCTTCAGCTTTTAAGTACCATAAGTAACCTGATTGTCCACTTTCAGAAGCAACTTCAACCCAACCAACTCTAGCTGTATCAGAACCTGATACTTCGTAGTAGTCTTTTATTATGATTGGCTTGTTAGTAAAAGATTTAAATCTTGGCTCGTTAGCTCCTCTTTGATCAGTATCAGCTGCAGAAGCATCATGATAAGTAGTACCTTTACCAAACTCAGAACCATAAACTAAAATAGTAGTAGTTAGGTTAGTGTTTAAAGCAGTAATAGTAGAACCATCGTAAGGCGCTACAGTAACATCATCAGTAGAAACAGCTGTAACAAGACATTTAGTAACGCCATTAGCGTCAGCTAAAATAACAGTATCATTAACTCTAATACCGTGTTGAATAGTTGTACCACCATGTGAGATACCATTGTTGTTAGAATCAGCTCCATCAATGTCAGCTTGAACTAAAAATGATGTTGAGTCAGTCATTTTACCTTTGTAAGAAAGGTGTAATCTACCTTGCTCAGACCATACAACTTGATCAGCTTGCATAGCCTCTTCAGCTCCAATTTGTGATAAGAAACCTGAAATAGTTCTTGGTCCGAAAACCTCAGCTTCTTTCTCCATTAGATCTGGTAAGTATTGTTGTGCCCAGTCGTTTGCACCGGACGTAAAATCTAGATAATTTGAAGATAACGCTTGCTGTTGAGAAGCTGGTACGCTATTCAAATTATTTCCTGGTGTTAATGCCATTTTTTTTAATTTTTAATTTAGTTATTATTTTCTTTTAATTCTAAACTTAAAATCAGGTCCATCATCGTTTAACACTCTAGCTTTAAAACCACTGGTGTTTACATTTTCAACGTGTGACTGTCTTGGATCCATGCTAACATTTTTAGATTTAGCAATGCTTTCTTTTAAAGCGTCAGCTTTGCCTTGCTCGTAAAAATGTGTTGCTATTTGATCTGGATTCATAGCTGTAAAAAGTCCTTTGTGATAACCTTTAGCATCGTCTATTAAATTATCTTCTGTCAAAAACTTTTTGATGAAGTTGTTAATGTCTGCTTGGCTCTCTTTTACTTTTTCAGCGTCTTTTACGTTAAATCTAAACTTCTTTTCTCCAACGTTATATTCAAAACCTTTGAAATTTTTATTGAAGATTTGATTTGTTTTGTTTTTAAAGACTTGAATTTGCTCTTCGCTTTTTAAACGATTTTGTTCTGATTCCTTGTTGTATCTATTGAAGAAATTAATTGCTTTCTGTTGTTCTTCAGTTAATCTACTTCCAGCTTTAATATCTTCATAGTATTTGGATTTTACACTTTCCAAGTGTTGCTTTGCTTGAGCAACTTGCTCCTTCATAGCTAATTTTTTTCTTTTTATTTCTTTTTCACTGTCTTCTTCTTCGTCATAAGCAAAAGTATCTTCCATAACAAAATCTATTTCTTCATTAGATAAATGAGGTTTTGTTTGTTTGTAATACTCGTGCAACAGTGTATGATTATCCATATCAGAATAATCTTGATTTAACTTTACGTAATCATTAATATCACCACCTGTTTCTTCCATAAAATCAACAAGCTTTTGTATGTTTTCTGGAAGCGGCGTTCCAGTTTGCTCAGCTTCAACAATAGCTTCAACAGCTTCTTGCTCTAACTCTTCAGCTTGTTCGTTTGTTACTTCTTCAACAACGGATTGCTCATCTTGAACGGTACTTTCTCCGGTAGGTTCTTCATTTGTTGTTTCGACGTTTTCTTCGAGTATTTCTTCGCTAGCTTTGGGTTCGTCGCGTAAAGAAACCTCATCTGTGCTTTGCTCCTGAACGGCATCTTCTTTTATTTTTGGTGGTTTACTTAAATCTACTTTTATAACATTGTCTTCAATAAACTCTTCAGATGACTCATCTAAGTTTACTTTAACAACGTCTTTATCGTTTTTAATTTCTTCAACAACTTCTTCAGTTGTTTCTTTTTTGCTTTTTTTAGCCATAATATAATATAATAATAGTTAATAATTTTTTTATCTAGGTCCAAATCTTGACATATCTATACTTTTATTTAATACATCATTTCCTTTAGACTCAAAAGGTTTTTGCTTACTTTGCATAGCTGTTCTTTTTGTTGCTCCATCTTCTTTTTTGTCAGCTAACATTTGTTGGTTTTTTAACTCCATTTGTTTTAACTTAACGTTCATTTCGTACTCAAGCATCATTAGTTGTTTTTTAACTTCAGCTTCAGCCATCATAGATTTATCATTAAGTTCTTGCCTAGCAGTTTCTAAAGCAATAGCTGCTTGTGTACCAGAGTCTTGTTTTCTTTGTTCAAACTCAGCAGCCGCTTCTTGTTGTTGTATATTAGCTTGTGCTTGAGCTTCCATATTTTCTTGTTGCATTTTTTGATCTCTAGCTAACTTTTTTCTTCTTTTAATTTTTAATAATTGATTAGCTAATTTTACATTTTTTATTTCTCTAAGATCAATAGCATCTTCTAACTCTATGTTTTGTTGTCCTAGTGCTACTTGTATGTTCTGTTCTAATACAGCTTTTTCTTCTTCGTCTGGTGCTAGTTCTATAAATATACCAAAATCATAAAGATGTAAATCCATTAACTCAGATAGTGTCGCTACGTTGTGGGCACCTATCTGATGTATAAATGCCTTTCTAGTTGGTGAATATTCTATAATGTCAGATATTCTTAATGACAAACACTCACATATTTCTTGTGTTAAAAACAAACCGCCTTGCAGTATATGTCTTGTTGCTGTGTTACTATTAGCAGCCGCTAGTTTTTGTACTCCAACTAAAGATCTTTCAGCTGGCATACTACCATCTCTAGCTTCATTTAATCCAGTTACATCTCTTATCATTTGTAAGTAGTAGTTATAGTTACCTATAAGTGCCTGTAATTTATTACTTCCACTACTATTTTGTATTTCTTGAATAGGTATTTTACCTGGATTCATATCACCTTCAGAAGTAAAACTTCTACCTATAATACTACCAGTTTGAAAAAACATATTTAAAGCTTCTTGTGGGTTATAGTTTGTTCCATTACCTAAATCTATTTCAGCTAAACCATCAGCATCTAAATAAACACCGTCTGGTGTCATACGAGACATAACTTGCTGTAGTTTTAAATGCGTTAGCTGTATCATGTCTGCAAAACCTACTATACGCTTTACTAAAGACTCTATTCTTCCTTCGTACATCCTAGGCGCACATATAGCGTAATTCATTTTTACTTTCGTAAAATCGCTTTTAGGTCTCATCATATTTTTAGCCATACCCCACTTAAGTAGTTTTTTAGTACCTAAAACTAAAGCGCCTTCGTACAAACACTCTATTTTTCTAGACTCTTTTCTAAAGTTAGGATTTTCTTCAGGATTAAAGCTATCATCTTTTTCTATAGCTTTTTCAGCTCCACTAGACATTAATTTTAGTTTATAAACTTCGTTCATATAAGTTTTATAATTAAAATATAAAACTTTTACTTTATTATTGTCATAGTCATCTTCTCTATACTTATTGTATTCGTATTTACCTTGACCAGCGTTTTGATATTGAGTTATTTCTTTTAAGTCTTCTTGCGTTAAATGTGGAAACTCTTTTGTTAACTCGTTAACAGGTATAGTTTTAAGTTCACCTACATAGTATATATCTTCAAAATATGGTGACTCAGTATGAGAATAAACTAAATTAGCAGGATCAACATATTCTATTTTTACACCTTCAGAAGTATTGTAAGAAGTTTTTACAGCGCCTATACCTAAAACAGTTAAATCATAATAAAACCTCTTTTTTGTTAAATTATATTTATTACCTTTTAGCAATGTGTTTATAGCTTGTTCTTCTGCTATTTCAACCGCTTGTTTATAGTTTAACTTCATGTGTAAATCTAACTCTTCTTGAGAATCAGGTAATTGATTAGGATTACTGCTAAATAAATCCATACCAAAATTATCTTTAATAAAAGTCTTTAATTCTTTAGTACGCATATCTTCCATTATCTGGTCCATATACTCTGTTCTTTTGCTAACCCCAAAAGGATCTTGAGAGTGTGCTTTTACATCATAAAGTCTTTCAGCTATACCATTAACAACTATATCTACGAACTTAGGTATAATAGGTACTGGTCTCCAGTCTAAATTTAAATAAGACAAATCACCATTTATAGATAATTCATCTTTATATTTTTGTATTGATTGTTCTCCACGAGCGTATAGCCTTAAGTTGTGAAAATTATTTCTATTATGTATGTATCTATTAGAATAATTGTCTTTGTCAAACCACTCGCTTTCTATGGCTTGAGCAACTTTAAGCCCGTACTCATAACTTATTTTTTCTACATCACTAACTACTTGACTTGGAAACTGCGTATACATATTAATTTTTTATTATTCTTGAAGCATTGCCTTTGTTGTTAAACTTAGCTATACTTATATTTAATTTTGGTTTTTCTATTTTAGCGTTAGGCTTATACAAATTTCTATTGCAAGCCATAATCGCTAATCCACTACTTATAGTAGCGTCAAATTTTGTTCTTTTAGTTATATCAAACTTAGCCCAATCGTTTAAAGTTTTGTTAAAATATATATTACCATAAACGCCGTCTTTTAAATGACCAACATGTTGTTGTATGTACATTTCAATAGCAGCAGCATGAGCTTGTTTTATATCTTCACTTGAGTTAGGTATACCACCTATTTCTTTTTCTGTTACAGATAACTTGTTCCAAATTTTATCAGGTCTATTCATACTAAATCCTCTGTAGCCTCTACGTCTAAAATGGTATAGTAATCTAGGTTTATTGTTCTCTGCTAATATTGGCATACCGTAAAACACACAAGCCATTAATACATCTTCAAAAAATATCTCAGCAGTTTGTGGTCTAGCTATGTATTCTAAGAACATGTGATTAGGTGGTGCATCTTCCATGCTAAACTTTGTTAAACCGTGTAAAGCACCATTAGAACCTCTACCATCTACAGTTCCTGATATATCGTAACTATCACAACCAAAGGCACCCATGTGTTCGTTACCAGGATATTTAATACCGTTTTTAAGTACCACCCTGTTTTGAAGATGAGACTGCGGCGTCCAACTTATATTAAATCTACCTTTTGGATCTGGGTAAAATATAACTTGTGTATCTTTTATTCCGTTAACCCACTGAAAATTACCCGTGGTTATATTTCCTTGATTACCTACGCCATCGTTGTAATCTATTTGTTCGTATATTTTTACTAAATTAAATATACTGTTTTTAGCTTCATCTCTAAACGCATGCTCTTCAGTACGTGGAAACTGTCTGTAAAACTCGTTTAGTGCATCTTGATCGTTTTTTAAACCTTCAGCTTCATTGTTCCAATGATCAATAATACCATAATCTATTAATTCACCGTCTGGTCCGTGTACATCATTATCTGGGATATGAAATACTGGTTGTCCGTATTCATCAATAAATCCTTCATAGTTCCATTCCATTGGGATAAAAAGAGAATATAAACCAGACTTTGTTTGTCCATTACGATTTCTTTTTGTAACGTTTGAATCATAGTATAATTTTTTAAAGTTATCACCACCTTTATCTAGTGAATTACTAGTACTACCCATCATACACTTACCAACAACTCTAGCACCTAATCGTAAACAAGTTTTTGTTACTCGCCAGTTGTTTAAAATATTATCAGGCCTCTCCCATTTACCGCTTTCGTCGTGTACTAATAAATTAAGCTTTTCTCCATCATAACTATTGTCACCTGTGTTTTTCCAATCAATAGTAGTATCAAGTCCAACCAAGTCTTCTTGCTGTTCGTTTGCAGTAATTTTTTTACGCGTAAACTTACTCGCAGGTACACGATAAGCAAGCTCAGACTTAGGTCTATCCATACCATCTTGTATCGGTTTAAAAAAGAAAGGGTAGTTGACCGATATTGGCACAACTTTGTCTGTAAACATTTTTTTAGCATCTGCACCTGATTTTGATAATATACCATATCTACTATCACTTGATATTGTAGCTAAATTAACTGTTTCTGCTGATGACATGAAACTAAAGCCACTACGTCTATTTTTAAGGTAACACATACCATAACATCTTTTATCAGCTTTGCAAGCTTCCCAAAATATATAAAACAAACGATTTGCTTCTCTAAAGTCAGGTGCACCTACATCTATTTTACTCCATTGTAAGTACATATAGTGACTACCCGTTATATAAGTTGGTTTACTATTGTTAATAAACCAAAAGCCTTCTTCACGACGTTTAAACTCTTCGTTTATATAATCGTACCACTTATCTTTTTGCTCTTCAGGATAAGCTCTCCAATCAAATATATTTTTAATTCTACTAAGTTCTTTTGGATATTCTTGTTTAAACCACTTATTAGTTGAGTGTTTGTATATTTGTTTTGGAGGTTTGGGTAATGCTATAGTTAAATTTTGTATCTCTATTATTTCTCCTATTACACCATTGTGAGATAATACAATTAAATCAAACTCTTTGTTATAACCATACTTCCACTTTTTACCACGATTCATACGTGTTAAAGTTGTTCTTTTTACAGGCTCTACTACCTTAACTAAACTTTGCTTGTACATTACTTAGATCTACCTTCTGCGAATCCTTTAAAAGCTTTTTTCTCTGTCTTTTCAGGTGTTTTGCCCTCAAGCAAGTTTTTTTCTTCTTGTATTCTGTTAAGTATTTCAAACGCGTCAAATATTGCTAGTTTTTTAGTAGCCGCAGCATTCTTCAGTCTATCAGCAGAAACATCGTCTTCTGTATTTGTAATAATCTTTTCTTTTGCGACGTTAATTAGTTCTTCAACTGCTTTCTGCCCAGCTTGGATTATAAGCTTCTTCGTTTCCTTGATATTCATATTTAATTGTAATAAATTTATTCATAACTCTATACAAACGTTTTCCGTCTATAATAAACTCATAAGTTGAAAAAGGTGTAAAACCTACAAGGTCTTCAATATTGTTAGTACCATCAGTATATTTAACTATACCTATACACTGTTCTTCTTCTTCTAGTTTTAGTTTGTCTCTTTGCTTTATTGGTTGCACGAAGCAATATCCTTCTGTAGCTTGCCATTGACCTTCTTTAAATCTACTCCAAGGCTGTGGTCTTTTGTATAAAAATATTTGATCTGGCTTTACAAGATATGTATTTTCATCAAAGTAACTTCTGCTATTTTTTTCTATTCCTTTAGCATTAAGCCATCTTCTAAAAACATTGTGATGAACTATCACCGTGTCGCCAACTTTTATTTTAGTATCATAAGCTGTAGGTACAGACTTAACAATAGCTTTTCTATTTACAAACTCGTGATTAAAATTTTCAGTATTAAGTATTAAATTTTTATCACCAACTTTTTTGGTATTGTTGTATCTGTTACCTTTTGGCTCTATAACAAAGTCAAAAGGTGCTTTCATTTTTTAACTTTTTTTAAACCTAAAAATATCAACACAGCTGTTATTATACACACTGGACAAGGACACATATCAATATTCTAAATTATATTCTATAGATATAGCCATATTTTTATTGAAGTCTTTCCAAGGCAAAACGTCTTTATTCTTTTTTATATATATAGAATATTTATCTTTTTCTTCAATTATATCAGATATAGTATGACCACCGTAAACATCTTGGCCTACGGCATAGTGCATAGCGTTTTCCTTGTAATCTTTACCTACAGTAATTTTTCTAATTAGCTTGCTCATCTTTCATTATTTCTCCAGTCTGGATATTAATATTATCAGTACCGTACTCTTTTTTAAGCTCACCTTGCATAGAGCTTAATTCTTCTTGAAAGCTAGCTATGTGCTTTAATAAGGCGTGTTTTCTTGTTTCTATACTACCTATTTCCAACTGACCTCTATTTAAATTGTTGATAATAGTTTGCATTTTATTTAAATGCTCATTACTAATTTTTGTAGGCTTAGCAGCCTTTGGTGTTTTTCTTTTTGCCATTTTATTTAATTTAATTTAATTATTATTCTTCTTCTACGTGCCAGTCAGCACTTTCTAATATTTCTTTTATACCTTGTTTATCGTATTGTGTTTCACCTTCTAAAAAACTAGGCGTGTTACCAAAAAACGATATTAAAGATAACGACTTGTCAAGTGATTTTCTAACAGTATCTATAGAGTCTTGCTCTACTAAATTGTAATTAACACTTGAAAGTTTACTTGTATTTATTATTACGTATTTTTTCATATTAACTAAATGCTCCGTTATGTTGAACTACTACTGGTGAGTTTACATAAGTAGAGTTTTGGCCTACTTCATTTATACAAACTGTACCTGATTTTTCTTCAAATCTATGCAATAGTACTAAATTTGAATTACTAATATGAGAACCGCTTGCTAGATCTAAACCTCTTACACCAGCATTGTATATTTTTGCTATCTCAGTATCTGTTAATTGTCTAGTATAAATAGCTAATGAATCAACACTACCATCCCAAAAACCACCACCTGCGCCGTTAGTGCATATTGCTACTGTGTCAAATGTAACGCTTGGCGTTCCAACACCTGTTGTATTGTCATCTACTTTATTACCATCAATCCAAAGTTCTGTTGTATTATCTGTTTTACTACAAGTGCCAATTACATGGTGCCAATTACCATCGCCTTCTATGCTATTAGTTCCTTGTTGACAAAGATCATTTACATTATTAAATTTACTACTAAATCTCATTTCGTTTGCAGAAGCATGATATATTAGTAAAAGTTGATCAGTTGAGACTCCGTTTTTAAAAAGTTTGAATAAAACTCTAGACGCGCTTACATTATCTATTTTAAACCAAGCAGATATACTAAATTCAACACTAGACGCCGTGACAGCATTAGCAATAGTTGTTACCACGCTTGAATGTGGTGTTATTTCTTGATCTGAGCCATCAAAAGTATAAAAAGTTTGATTAGCCATATCCGATATAGTTGGTGATGATCCAGTTCCTAAACTTAACATTAGTCTCCTATATAAGCTACAACACTTCCTGAGCTTACATCTATCTCTGTCCAACGACCATAAATAGTAACTCCTTTAGGAAATGTAACCTCGTCAACTACTTTACCGCCAGATCCTTCGTCTGTAGTTTCTGATCCATCAGCTAAATCACCAGCAGCTTTTTCTGTACCTATATAAACACCAGCTACTGCTGTAGTAGTTACAGCTGTTCTAACAGTTGGATTGTCAGCAACTAAACCACCAGTGCTATCAAAAACAGTATCAGTTAACATTGTTATTGCAACAAACACTTTATTTGTTGGTGGTTTTATAGCGTCACTACTAGATGAGGTGTAAACGCTACCTAACTGCCCAAAGGCATAACTTACTTCTGTTGAATTTATTCCCATTTTATTTTTTTACTTTTTCTAGTGATCTACCGCCAAAATAAGCACCGATCACAGTTATTAATACTAATTGTAATAAGTCTACCCAAGTGTCTTTTACTTCAAAAGCAATAACACCAGCATCAATAAATATCATTAATACCGTTGATACTACTAAGAATATAAGAACTAAAGGCCTTATATTTTTTGATAACCAAGAATCAGAAGCCATATCAACTTTCCATCTTTTAGTCACTTGCTGTTGCATGTTAGCTTCGTAACCCATTATCATATCTTTTATTTTTCTTTCTGCTTCAAGCTTCTCTTCTTTTGAAGTATGTAGTTCGTCTATTACACCACCTACACCTTTTACTAATTCATTAGCTCCGCTTGAAAATATTTTACCTAATATACTCATTTTTTATTTTTATATTTAGCTTCCCAAGGCATTTTTTCCCATGGAAATGATTTATCGCCTTCTGGCTTAAACTCACCTTCAAAAAAAACTTTACCGTCTTTTCTTTCGTATGTTTCACCGTTCCAGGTTATAGAGTTGTCGTCATATTTTAATTTACCAAGCTTCATGTCGGTCATGTGTTGCATCTCGTGTAATAATACGTGGGCTTCTAAATCGCTACCTTTTGGTACGTCTTTATTTAAAAATATAGTACCATCATTATTAGCTTCACCCATTATTCCTTTACCTAAGTTTTTACGAAATATAGGTGTGCCTGGTATTTCATCAGTTTCTTTTTTAAAAGAAAGTGGAGCTCTATTATTTTTTTTACTACCTAATTTAAATGCCATAATTATAAATTTTATCCTCTATCGTCGTCTGATTTTTCTAAATCACTAAATTTAGCTTGATCTGGTCTTTTAAGCTTTTTTATTTTTTTATCAAAGTTTTGAGAGCTAGGTATTAAACCTTCTCTTTGTACTCTTTGTATTTTTTTAGTGTCTTCATAACCAGGTGACAAAGGTGTAGTCTTGTCTTTGTCCACGTATTGTTTATTCTTTTCTTTAAACTTTTGAACATTGCCTTTTTTACTTTCTGTTTCAACTGGCCCTCTAGGTATCTTAGATAAATAGTCCATAGAAGTAACTCTTTCTTCTCTTTGCTCTTTTAAAAAATCATAATCTTCTTTAGTGTAAGGATCACCTTTCTTCTTTAATGCCGATACCATTTTTAATAGTGACGGGCCTTTCATTTTAAATGCCATATTATCTGTCTTTATCTTTAATCATATCGTCTATAGCTTTGTTATAAACTTTATCTGTATATGATTTATTGTTAAAAAATACACTTCGCTCTGAAACAGGTAAATCTTCTTCGCCAAGTAGTATTCTATATATTCTACTTATTAGTTGGCTACATTTAAATGAGGTTTTAAATACAGAGTATTTTATTGTAGTTCTGTTTCTGTGTCTCCACACCTCTATCCAGCCGTCTCTTCTTAGTTTTTCCCACCGGTTTTTATCCCAGCTCATGGTGTAAGTACCATCTATAAATTCGTTTCGTGTAAATCTTTTTTTACAATCTAAGTAAATTAATAATTCTAAATCTGCATCTGTTAATCCGTAAGTCTTACAAGCCCACTTTCTTGTGAGCCTGTAATACTTAAGGATATTCATTTCACGCAAATCTTGCGCAGTCAATCTCACTTATTAGTTAGTAGGATCAACGTCATTATCATTAAACGCAATCTCAACGTTGTTGATAGCACTGTGAACGTACTTATCATTGTCTTGATCAGCGATAACAACAAAACCACTGTTAATAACAGGCGCACCGTTCATCGCACCAGTTACTGCTTCAGCTACTTCTTTAAATTTACCAGAAGTATAAGTTAACTGTACATAGTTGAAAGCTGCGTTAGCATCAGTACCTTCAACTACTCTAGTGTTTTTGAAGTAAATGTTACAAGTAGTAGCAGCTGTTGGGTGAATACCTATCACACTTTCAGCTGGAACACATAGCGCATCTGCTTCTGCATCTGCAGATTCATTTTCTGCAAAATACAACATTACTTTGTTTAAAGCCATTTTTTTAGTTTTAAAAGTTAATAATTAGGTTAATTTAATGTTATAAGTTTAAGGTTTTAGTTTATGGTTTAGGTCTAATCTATAAGTACGACGTCTTGTTGTTTTATAACGCCGTAAAATTTATCTTTATGTTGTATACCGTGGCCTGCGTGCTTGTCGTAGTATATAACATCGTTTTCTTTTATACCTTCGACATTATTACCAATAGATACAACTTTACCTTTTAAATATCTATTATCTTCGTTGACATCGTCTGTTAGTATAAGGCTACCTACTTTTTTAGGTCCTTCTTTTATCTGCTCTATAATTATGTAATAATTAACTGCCTTCATTGACTCTTATATTTGATATTACACAATCAGCGGATATAATAGTAGTTACAACAGAAACGGAATTTTTAAGTGCTTTTTTAGTTACAAGTACAGGATCTATTATACCTGCTTTAACCATATCAACTTCTTCGCCAGTTATAACGTTTATTCCATTGCCACTAGCTAGCTCTTCAGTTGGCTCTATACCAGCGTTAGACAATATAGTTTTGTAGGGAGATTTAATAGCGTCGAAAAGTATTGATTCACCTGTATTTTCAGATGGTAATCTTTCTGATGCGTTTAACAAAGCAATACCACCGCCTGGTACTATACCTTCTTTCAAAGCGGCTTTAGTAGCATATATCGCATCTTCAACTCTATCTTTCTTTTCTTTTAACTCTACTTTTGAGCTAGCGCCAACTTTTATAACACCTACACTACCAGAAAGCATAGCTATTCTTTGTTCTAAAAATTTTTTTAAAAAACCGTTCTTTTCTTTTTTAAGTAATTTTTTAACTTCTTTTATACGATCTTTAACATCTTTAGTTATTTCTTGTAACGTTATAACAGTATTATTATCATCAGTCACTACTTTTTCAACTTCACCTAAAACATCTAACGATATAGAGTCTAAGTCATCACCTAGCTCTTCATTTATAACAATGGCATTAGTTAATAAAGCTAAATCTTTTACTGTATCATTTTTAGTAGGACCAAAGCCTGGTAAATCTATAATGTTTATTTTAATATTACCTTTTACTTTGTTCATTAATAAAGCTGCTTTTACTTGTTGACTAACCGGAGCTACAATTAAAAGTGATTTATTATTTTTAATAACAAACTCTAATACATTTTGTATTTTTCTAATATTAGGTATTTCTGATTGTACTATTAAAATTAATGGATTTTCAAGCACTGCACGTTGTTTGTCTGTATCAGTGACAAAATGCGGTGATGTTAATCCACAGTCAATTTGAACTCCGTCAACTATATCAACATAAGTTTCGTCAGTATCTGAAGTTTCCATTAAAACAACGCCGTCGTTACCAACTTTTTTATAAGCATCTGCTATAATAGCGCCTAGCTCTCCATCGTTGTTACAGCTAATAGTAGCGACATTGTCTAACATATTATCTTTTACTTCTATTTTAATAGAGTCAAGATAATCGTTTACTTTTTTTAAACCAGAAGCAATACCTTCTTTTATTTCTCTAGTAGAAACACCGTGAGTTTGTTCGTGGTTAATATGTTTTATTAGTGCTTCAGCAAGGACGGTAGCTGTAGTAGTACCGTCACCTGCTTCTTTCACTGTATTTCTAGCTGCTTCTTTAATAAGCGTAGCACCCATGTTTTCAACCGGGTCAAACAAGACAACAGATTCTGCGACTGTTACTCCGTCTTTTGTGATAACCGGTTTACCGCGTCCATCTTCGTATATAACGCACTTACCGCTTGCGCCTAATGTGGATTTTACGGCTTGGGCTAGCTTACTTACGCCAGCAATAATTTTTTGTTTTGCGTTATCGCCAAAGTTTAAGTCTTTGACAATTTCGCTAGGTAAATTGTATTCCATTTAATTTTATTTAATTTATTGTGTTACTTAAAGGTTTTAATTACTTTCGGCCCTTTTGTTGCTTCTAGTTTTTTAGAAAAGTGATCGATGCTACCGTTAATTGCTGTTTCAGCGCCTTCGACTGTTTCTCTTCTAGTTACAGCGTGCCAATCATCACTATCAGGATTAGAACACTCTGTTTGATAATAACCATTAGCCAGCTGCGTAATACGCCAATTAGCTTTTTTTGCTAAATGTTTCCACTGGTTAATAGTTTTATCGTTTGGTTTTTGGTTGCTAGTATACGTACTAGTCTTGTAATACAAATAAGTCATAGTTTTTGGTTTTATTTTTGGTTAATATTGACTTGGTATAGGGTGTTTCCCTATTTTTTCATTTTCTTTTTCATCTTAACTGGAGCAGCATCTACAGCTTCTTTAAACTTACCGCTTAACTTACCAGCAGCAGAAGCAGCTTTTAGTTTAGCATTAAATTTATTAGGCGCCTTTTTCATTTTCATAGCACCTTCTTTTTTCATTTTCATAGCGCTTTCTTTCTTCATTTTCATTGCCCCTTCTTTCTTCATCTTAGCCATAGATTCTTTTTTCATTTTCATTGGCTCTTTCATTTTCATTGGCTCTTTCATTTTCATAGGCTTCTTCATCTTAGCCATAGACTCTTTCTTCATTGTAGCAGGTGATCTATCTTTTTTCTTAAAAATATTTTTAAGTCTACCACCTATAGTTTTTCTAGTTCTGTCTTTAGTAACTTTTCCTTCTGCATCAGTTACTTTTACATTACGTTCTCCGCCTCCTCTAGTTACTGTTCTAGTCTTTTTTAAATCACCTTCTTTGTCAAACTTTTTTACAGTTCTAGTCTTTGTTTTTTCACCATCTTTTACAGTAACGTTTTTGTCTACAGTTCTCTTAACAGTACCGTCTTTTCTAGTTACTGTTTTACTTTTATTAATATTCTTGTCTACTGTTTTAGTTACTCTAGGCGTTGATCCTTCGTCATAACGCTTGCTTACACCGTAAGCAGCATTTATTTTGTTTTGAATTTTAGCGTACTCCTTAGAAGTTTTATAACCATCTGGATTAGCCTTTTTTAACGCTCTTCTTTGTTTTATGTACTCTGGTAGATTAGCGTCTTTTTTCAAAGCGTCTTCATAAGCTCCTTTCATCGGTGACTTCATTTTAGCCATCGACTCTTTTTTCATTTTTGCCATGGTCTTCATTTTTGCCATGGACTCTTTTTTCATTTTTAAGGCAGATCTATGTGGTGCTGAGCCACTTATCATTGATTTGCCTGGTAGTTTAAATGCCATTGTTGTTGTTTTTAATTTTTTGGTTTATAGTTATTTTGTTGTCCTTGTTATTATTATTATTTCCTCCTTTTATTGTTCTCTTAGATCTAGTTGTAGTTGAACTTGATGAGCTCTCTGATTTAGTTTCTTTGAAAGAGCCTTTAGATCTTTCTCCTAATTCGCTAATACTTTCAACTCTACCACCTTTCCAGTCCGCGTTTGCAGCTCTTACGTAATCTTCAAAAGTATCAAATCTATCTCTTGTTTTTCCGTAATCTTTGTATGTTAAATTATATTTCCAAACCTCTTCGTATTTAGGTAGCTTTTTATATTTGTCATAGTATTGTTCTATCGATGTTATACCAGACATCTCTTTGTTTTCCGTTGTTATTGTTTCTTCTTCAATTACTTCTTCAAACGGTGAAGGTGATCCAGTAGAAACTGCATTAGCTACGTTTAAATCTACTAAATCACTTATATCGATGTTTATTACAGGTTGTCCACCTGGTCCTACACTCGTTACAACTGGTGGAGAAGGTGATGTTGGTGCTGGTGAGCCAGCTCTTGGCTTGTAACTAAATCTAGTTTGCCTGTTAAAGCCAGGTATATTTTTACTTTTAGTAGATTTACTAAAACCACCACGTCTTTTAGCTGTCTTAGTAGCTTTTCTTTTTACCTTAGTGCCTCCTTTTCTACGTTTACCAAATATTTTAAATGGAGAAACGCCTCCTTCTACATCCCCTATCATTTGTTTTCTACGTTTTGATTAACAATATCATCAACATCTACATTAACTGAGTTATCTGCATTTTGTGAAGGAGTTTTAGCGTCAATTATTTCTTGTACTTTGTCTTTATTGCCAAAATTAAACTTAAATCTTCTAGTTTTACCAATTAAACCAGCGTTTTGAGCACCTCCTAACAACATGTTGCCTAAAAACTTACCTGTAGCACTAGCAAAACTGTCTTTTTTAATATTAGGATCATGAAAACTAAAAGTTCCTTTATCAGATTTTTTATCTTTGTCGTTGTCTTGGTTATTATTTTCGTTATTTTCGTTATCGTTACCATTATTACTAGCATCGTCATCTTTCATAGGTGACTTAAACGGAAAATTATTCTTGTTATATTTCATTTTAAACGCCATAGTTATATCATTTTAGTTGCTAGGTCTTTTTCTTGCTTAGCTTCTTGAACCTGTTTGTTTATTTCGTTCTCTTTTTTAAGTAATTCTATTAACTTATCGTTTTTACCTCCTTCTACGGCACCACCAACGTTATTATCCATGGTGTTATCCATAGTATTCTCTTCTGTTTTAAACGGAAAAGCACTAGGATCAGCTTTTTTACCGTTTGTATATTTCATTTTGTATGCCATACTATTCGTTTTTAGTTCCAGCTCTGTTTTCCGATGCTGGTTTAAATTTCTTGTCTTTGTGATCGTAGTCTTTGCCTTTTATATCGATGCCTGCTTTTATAGCGGCTCTACGTAATCTTTGGTTTTCAGCACGTTTTTTCTCTCTGTCTGGTGAGTTAGCGTATGCTAAGTCTCTAATGGCTTTTGCTTTTGCCGCAGCGGCTGATAATCTCTGTTTACTCATAATCCTAATAATTACATAGTAAATAAAATATTTAAGTAAGGCCACTGTAAAAAAAAGTTGTATTAAATATAGAGCCCGGGTGTTGCCCCCCTATATACCCCCTCCCCTCCCCTAGGGAAAACGCCATCCTAGAAGGGCCCCACCTAGCTACTCTAGATTACCCTCTCTACACCTCTATTATCTACATTTATCCGTATCTACCTTGCACTACCCACCCCAGCCCGGCCCCCACTGTGACACTTGCCCCCTACTCTACCTAATTAACTACCTAATGTCACACTAATACAAACTAACTACGACTACACTTCGATAATATATATGAATAACAAATAAATATAAACTAAAAAAAATATATACAATGTACAAAATTAAAACAAACCAACTTTCAATTATTAAATTAAATAACAAAACTTATTTACCATACCAATTACACCAATTACCAAAATGGTTTAATAAATATAAAACAAACTACTTCAACTTAAAAGGTTACACTTATATAAGTCTTGAAGAACAC